TAGTGTGGCTAGAAGATATTAATTCTCCCTTCACTATACCCAGGCCTCCTGACCCGCAAATGAAATGGGCAGGAGTATTATATAATCGTACTCCTTGGCTGATTTATGAATTTTCAGAAGCTAAGAAAAAGACTACAAAAAGAAAAGTATGAAAGCTATATTATCTAATAGAATTTATCTTAACGTAACTGATGCTCAGCGTGACCTGATAGATCAGGAACTAACCTATAGTATACCTACTTATAATCCGTTGGACCCGCCATTAATTATTAAAAATATGGCACGTATTAAGAAAGACTTAGTAACAATTCCTTCTGGTAGAGAAGACCTCATTGACGATGACTATGAGATAGTAGATAAACGACTTCTTATTCCGGCAGAGTTCCCAGAGTTTCGGTATAAATTACGACCTAGCCAGGAAGAAGTTTATCAAAAGGTAGAGAACAGCTGTATAATAAATGCTTGGGTAAGTTGGGGGAAGACTTTTACTGCGTTAGCAATCGCAGCCAAACTTAAGCAGAAAACATTAGTAGTTGTTCATACTTTAGCTTTAAGAAGCCAATGGGAAAGAGAAGTAGAAAAAGTATTTGGAATTAAACCTTCAATAATAGGTAGTGGAAAGTTCAATTTAGATGGGCCTATAGTTATAGGTAATGTTCAGACTTTAACGAGAAGGGTACCAGACATTGCAAATGAATTCGGAACAATCATTTTGGATGAGATGCATCACGTATCTTCTCCTACCTTTGCAAAAATTATAGATAAATGTCGAGCAAGATATAAGATTGGTTTATCAGGAACAATAGAAAGAAAAGATGGAAAACATGTAGTATTTAGAGATTACTTTAGCCCAACAGTTTACTTTCCCCCGAAGGAAAACTACATGAAGCCTCAAATACATATAATACATTCAGAGATAAGATTTCTCGATGGAGGAAGTATTCCCTGGGCTAGGAAGATAAACCAGTTAGCATATAATGATGAATATCAACATACGATAGCCCTGATAGCAAGCGCATACGCAGCAAAAGGACACAAAGTATTAGTAGTAGCAGACCGTGTAGAGTTTTTAAAGAATTGTGCTAAGTTAAGTGGAGATAACGCAATAGTAATTACTGGGGCAACTCCGCATGAAGAGAGGCCCGCAATGATGGAACGCATAAATGAGGATAAAGATATATTATATGGGACACAATCAATATTTTCAGAGGGTATATCTTTAGACGCTCTTAGTTGTTTAGTTTTAGGAACCCCTGTTAATAATGAGCCTTTATTAACCCAATTAATAGGTAGAATAATAAGAGTAAAAGAAGGAAAGAGAACTCCCACTATAGTAGATATAAATCTAAAGGGTAACACGGCTAGAAAGCAGGCGAATAATAGGGCTGGTTACTATATAAAGCAAGGCTACAAAATAGAAAACATTTGAAAAAATAGTTCTTGACAGACACGGCGATTTTTGATATAATATATGATACTGTTTAATTGGAAAAAAATAATTCAGCATTCAGAAGGTAAATCTAATAATATATTTGCCATTCTTCATTTGCTAACATTTAAATCAATACCAAAGAACACTAAGGATATACTTTATAAGTATTACCAAAAAGATTTTTCAGGAGACTCATTTTTGATACATCCAGAAATGATATTTACTGAAAGAAGAAGCCATCGAAGTTTAGAGTGGCTTCATTATATTCATCTTGCGAGTTTTCGTAATTTGAGTAACTACTTAGAAACTAAAGATGCAACCCTAGACCTTTTACACTCACCAGTGAAAGAGGAAATTATAAAAAATAACAGTCTACTTAATATAGAAGATGGAAAAATTCATTTCCTATTTGAGAAGCCACAAGGAGAAAAATAAAATGGCAATAAAATTTGCTGATTCAAAAGGGGCGGCCCAAAAGTCGTCAATAGTACAATACACATATAAAGAGGGAGATAACAGTGTTAGAATGGTTGGTGATATACTACCTCGATATGTCTATTGGATTAAAGGAGAAAACGGGAAAAATATTCCAATGGAATGTTTAGGATTCAACCGTGATAAAGAAGCGTTTGATAATATTGAGACAGATTGGGTTCGTAAGTACAATCCTGAAATGAAGTGCGGCTGGGCTTATGCTATTCAATGTCTTCACGACGGAGAAGTTAAAGTTCTTAACTTAAAGAAAAAATTGCTGGAACAGATTATGTTAGCAGCAGAGGATCTTGGAGATCCTACGGATACTGAAACTGGCTGGGATATAAATTTCAAGCGAGTAAAAACCGGACCGAACGTATTTAATGTAGAGTACCAACTACAAGTTCTTCGCTGTAAAACCCGTGCTTTAGGTGATGAAGAAAAAGTACTAGTAAAAGAACTTAAATCTATGGACGATGTATTGCCACGTCCTACACCTGAAGCTCAAAAGGATCTTTTAGATCGTATTGCTGGTACAAGTGTTGAAATTCCTGCAGAAGTACAGTCGGAACTCAGTAAAGAAGACCTTCCGTGGTAGTATCCTACCCGATACTATTTACAGCCGACTGGCATTTAAAACTGGGACAAAAAAATGTTCCAATAGAATGGGCGCGTAAACGGTATCAAACTTTTTTTAATGAAATATATAAATTAGAGAAAGAAGTTAAGCTTCACATCATTGGAGGGGATCTGTTTGACAGAGTTCCTACGATGGAGGAATTAGAATTATATTTTGAATTTGTTAGCAAGGTTTCAATCAGAACATTAATCTATGATGGAAACCATGAGGCCACTAAGAAAAATAGTACATTTTTAAGTCAACTTAAAAGCGCTACGAAGGAGGTGAACTCATTAGTAAGCATAATCGATTGTATTCATAATGAAGCAAGATTCGGGGTGCTTCCCTACTGTGCGCTACATGGAAAATGGCACACTAAAGATTTTAGCATAAGAAAGCCATTATTCACCCACGTTAGGGGAGCTATACCTCCACATGTTACACCAGAAGTAGATCTAAAAAGATTTGCACAATTTCCAGTAGTATACGCTGGAGACTTACATAGTCATTTAAATACACAATTAAATATTGTATACCCAGGTAGTCCTATGACTACTCAATTTCATAGAAATTTAGTAGATACAGGCTATATAATTATAGAGGGTAATGTAGGAATAAATTGGGAGTGGAAAAAATTTAATCTTCCACAACTAATTAGAAAAACAGTTTCTAATGAGAAAGAGATGGTTCCTACAACATACCATCATACAATATACGAATTAGAAGGGAATATTGCAGACTTATCCTCTGTAGCAAATTCAGATTTATTAGATAAAAAAATAGTAAGAAGAAAAACAGAAGCTGCTCTTATCTTAGATAAGGATATGACAATGGAAGAGGAGCTAGTAGAATATTTAAGTTATATTCTAGAATTGGAAAATAATAAAGTTAAGGATATATTAAGTACATTTCATGATTACGCTAAAGAAATTGCAGTGGGATAACTGTTTTAGTTACGGAAGTAATAATTCTATAAATTTAAACGCTAGTACCTTAACACAATTGGTAGGTACTAATGGAACAGGTAAATCTTCAATTCCACTTATAATTGAAGAGGCTTTGTTTAATAAAAATTCAAAAGGTATTAAAAAAGCAGATATTCAGAACAGAGCTTATAATAAGGGTTATAATATATTTTTAGACTTTTCTGTAGAGACTAAGTCCTATAGGGTAGAAGTACGTAGAAGTAGAGGTAGTATAAAAGTTAAGTTATTTTCTAATAAAGAAGATATTTCTAGTCATACTGCTACAAATACATATAAAACTATAGAAGGAATATTAGGGTTAGATTTTAAGACTTTTTCACAATTAGTGTATCAAAGTACAAATGCAAGTCTTCAATTTTTAACCGCTACAGATGCAAATAGAAAGAAATTTTTAGTTGATTTATTCGGAATTAATGAGTATATAAAGTATTATGAGGTGTTTAGAAGTATTTCCAAAAAAGTTACTGTGGGAATAAATGAACTAACTGGAACTTCTAATACTATTATAAAATGGTTACATGATAATAAATTGAGTGATACTAATCTATTATCAAAGTTAAACTTACCAGAAAATTCGAATGAAGATGAGAAGGCATTAAGCCTATTAACAATAGACTTTGAAAATATTCGTCAAAAAAATCAGAAAATTAGAGTAAATAATACGTACAAGGAACTACTTGAGAGTATTGATACTACCGATTTTACACTAGTAGGGGAGGAGCAGAAAGGAATACAGTCATATGACGATATAATGGCTGATATAGGAGCTAATAAACGAATTTTAAAAGATTCTATTAAGGAGATTACTCATTTAGAGGGTCTTAAAGAGGAATGCCCAACATGCCATCAGAAAGTAAATTCCGAGGTTATTCAAAGCCTAAAAAGCCTAAGCCTAATAAAAAACCAAAAGGCGGAAATCGACAACGTCCACAACGAAGCGGTCGTAGCAGAAATTAAACAATTAAACTCTATAATAAATACTAAAATTAAAAAACAAAAAGAGTTTGAAGATATAGTTACTAGAGTAGACCACGGTCTACCTGAAAGAATATTAGATGGGGAGGAATTGAGTGCAAAGATAGATGAATTAAAAAAGTCTATTACTAAAACCAAAACTCAATTAAGGGAGATTATAGATGAAAACACCCAAAGAGAGCAGCATAACACAAGAATTCAAGTCATTCTCGAACAAACCAGAGAATTTGAAAAAGAACTTGAAGGAGTTAAGAAAAGCTTACTTAAACAAGAAAAAGTCTTCAATAATCTCGAAGTCTTAAAGAGGTCTT